GTGTTATGTACGCACTCCATTAGGTAGACGAAGGCTTCTTTCGTATGACGACGCCATCATGACTGCTTGCGCAAATACTCTGATTCAGGGTGCTGGGGCGGATATACTCAAACTTTCGTTAGCCGAATTAGGAAAGTATCTAAACGAAGATGCGGCACTAGTAGCCTGTGTGCACGATGAGCTTGTGCTCGAGGTTAAGGAAAGCAAAGCCATCCAATATAAAAAAATCCTTGAAAATTCAATGAAACTCGCAGCCGAGACTATCTTGAAAATTGTTCCTTCAAAAGCTGACGCTTCGATCGCAGACACATGGGCAGAGAAATGAGCACACCTCGCGAGTTAAATTTCAAATTTAAAGAAGGCGACAGGGTTACAGAGATAAATAGGATGAGGCAATTGTGTGTAGGACCAGCTATTTCGACTGCAGCTAAGAATCAAGTCTTGCGTATACTGAGCGCCACACGTTCAGGCACTGTTTCGTCCGTAGGTGTAATAGAAAACTTAAAAGGGGCAAGGCGAATTTACGTAGACGTAATTTGGGACGGTTCAAAACTGACTTCAAGACATGAACAGATGCGTCTTGCTCTACTGGACAACAAATAAACGCTGGGTTACTCTTTGCAAAAACTACCAAGGCTTTTATGGAAAATCAGACAACAACTTTAAGTTTGTCTAAACTGCTCAGGGCTGCTTCAATTATCCACGAGGCAAACCCTAGTAAACTTGTGTTTACGTTGAGGAGTGAAGGTGGCTTTTACGGTTGCGTAAAGTTAAGCAATAAAATTCAGCTAACTTCAGAAATGTTTCCTACAGCGTTTCAGGCAGCAAATAAGGCACGAAATCTTCAAAAGACTCTAAAAGATAAAGATAAACTGCAAACAATAACGAAACCCTTAAAAGTAACTAGTAAAAAGTCTCAAAACCAAGTAGTTTGTTCTCGTAAGTTTCACACTCTTAGGGAAACTGAACACATGCCACTTTTAAAATTTCAAGAGGTGTGGGTTATCACTAAGGGTGATACGTTTGTGAAGAATTATCTGGATAAACAGAGTCAGAAACTTGTCACATATACTAAATTTAAGGACGAAGCTAAGTTGTACCGGGACCACGATGAGGCGAAACTTAACATGAAAGTTTTAAAGAATTTAATTGGCCCTGGGTTTGACTTAAGACGTTTTTTCTTAGAAAACGAGTAAAATTAAAAAAAAGTTTAATTATGGCCACTAGATACGCCGGAGATTATTTTGGAGTCGCAGTCGATGATTCCACGGACGCTTCAAAACTTTTGGAGTACTTCCCTGGCTTACGCGAGACTTACAGAAGAAAGACAAAGACAGGACCGCAGATACAAGAAGAGCAAAAAAGCTCACGAAACGAACCGCGCCTGACGGGTAATCTACGTGCCGCAAAACAATTTGCAGGCTTTAAAACGTTTGAAGCCCCGGATTAAGTCTAATTTTTAAACTATACTACTAAAGATAGAGTTCCTGAAAGCATGACCAAATCTAGATTTAAAGCCCCACAAGACTATTTACGTGGCGCAGGACAGGCACTAGGTCTAGATCTGTTGTCGTTTTTTGCTGAGGATGAGGATGGAAATCAACAATTCGAAGGGTTTGCGCCTGGCTTTAAAACTTCTGCTGTAACAAAAGGCCGTGGAGGAGTATTAGCTTATAAAACACCGAAAACTCCCACAACAATGACGGAGTTTTCTCTTACCCCAGAGGCCCAACAGGCATTCACTGCCCCTCCCACCTCAGCAACCACGCCTACTGCAAAAAAAGCTTACGATTTCTTCTCCGCAGGAAATTTAGGAGGCCCAGGATTTGGTGCAAGGGATTTAGAAGCAGCCAAAGCCGCAGGGTTCTCTGACGAGGACGTTAAAACTTATCTTAATAAAAATCAACAGTTTTTTGGTACAGGACGATTGAGCGTGGCTCAGGACCTAATAGACAGTCTAAAACTTAATCAATCATTAAACAATCCAGACGTTGAACGGGATGTTCGTGCAGGTTTATATGGCAGCGGGGCTAGCGGATATGGTTTAGTACGAATGGCTGACCCCGCAAAGTTTGCAAGTGCTGTGCAACCTAAGACTAAAAGTATATCTACAGAGTATGGTCAAGATCCTAATTTCTTTGGTGGGGATGATCTCATAAAAGCTCGGGAGCAAGGATTCACAGATCAACAGATTAAAACCTTTTTAGACGCCAGCCCAGGTCTTCTACGGGAACAAAACGTAAAAGGTGGTGGTGGTCTTTATGATCAACTGAGTGCAAAACTAAGCACCCCGACAGCAAGCCAACCGGCTGCTGCAGTTACTCAAGCAGCTAATACTCAACCAACATTCACAGACCCTTATCAGACACAAGTTTTTAGAGAATCTGACAGAGAAACACTTCGTCCAAAAGGAAATATATCCACAGAGTTTGGTCAGGACGCTACTTTCTTTGGTCAAGAGGATCTCGATTATGCTCGGAGACAAGGATTTGCCGACAAAGAAATCAAAGATTTCTTAGATAAAAATCAATCAGCACTACGGTTACAAAACCTACCCGGTGGTGGTGGTCTTTACGATCAACTGAGAGTCTAAGACAGTCGAATTTAAGTGACAATTAAATATTGCTTACTAATAGAAAAGAACAAAAAAGAATTACGGCTTGATTTAACAGCTAACGACAGTAACCACGCAAGTGCGCAAGCTAAAGATATAGCTCGAGCATTCACAGCGGATGCTTTCACACTGACGTACGAACAAATAAAATCTACCTTACTTAGTGAGTTCTTTAAAAACCTCGCTTACAGCAGCTTCAGTCACAAAGATTGTGCTGTATGGCAAGAAACATACTGCAATAATACGCCTGTTATATATTCGTTTGGTCTGCGATACTACGTGCGGCCACTAGTACTAAGCTACTTAGACATTCCTAAAGATCTTTACGTTCTCCCAAAATGCAGGCGAAAAAACTGCGTCAATCCATTCCACAATACTTACAAAACAATGAAAGCCTCTAAACTCACTAGCGCGGATAAGCGATTGGCGCTAGCCTTCGCAAGCCAAGGCGTCCCCGTAAAGGAGATTGCTAAGGCTTTTAAAGTCCACCGCTCTTCGATCTACCGCTTGTTTAAAAAATGAACATCCTGCTTCTTGGCTTACGAGTCACAAATGAATCAATTGAACGAGAAGGCTCCTGTGAATTAAACGCTGAAGCTTTACCTTCAACTGAAAGAAAGATCCCAACCAAAGTATTATTAAGTCAAAAATCTGACCATTATGTAGGAAAACTTCTTAGTAAACTAAAAGAAAAAGAAATCTTTCTTGCTATCGGACCCACAAAATCCGATCCCGATGGTCTGCTTAAGATGCAACCAATGCTGGTTGTCAGAAATGACAACTGGGAAGACCTACTGGCGATTAATTTATTTATTGCTACAGGTGGTTTGGGACCAAAAGCCGAAGAAAATCAACTTGGTGACAATACCGTCACAAACAGATCTTTAGCTTGGCAGGACGAAAACCAAGAAACAAATTGGATGAAAATCTCTTGTTGGAACGAACTGTCAGCTCAGCTGGCAGATCTAGCCGCAGGTACCCCAACGATTGCTGTTGGACGGATAAGCACATCCGAAAAAGACGAACGAATTTTTCTTAACTATGGCGTGGATAAAATTCTTTATCTACCCCGCACACAAAAGGCCGCTCCCACACGGGCTGCTGATCCTGAAAAGGGTCGTGTGTCTCCTTCTGCTCTCGGTTCTCTCGACTTCTCTCTTTAACTAATCATGGTATTTATCGCAGGCAAATTTTCGGCTGATGAAATCCTTTGTCAGATCCCGCCGCACACACTACGTATTGATCTTCAGGCTCGTCGTTGGAAATCCGACAGTGATCCTGAGGCGGCCATTGTTGACACGAACGACAATGGCATACCCATTGAGTTTATCTTGCTTGGTTTTACACCCTATTTCGGCAATCTCGGGATGCGGTCGCACGAAGAGTTTATTCGAATTAGCTATATCGGTGTGTCCCCTAACCATCGTTTACTACCTCCACGGTGTGTTTGCACGAGTATTATTAGCGGCAAGTCGAGCCAAAAAAACTTTATCACGTACTTCCAGACTCTATATAACAACCGTATAAATGTAGGTGAAGTTATAACGATTACAAAATTTGTACAAAAATCCTTTAACGAAAGGGATTCTTTTACAGGCGCCGACGGTCCGAAAATAAACTACAACGCATTAGAGTTCAAAGATCGCCCAACAGAAACCGATGAGGAGAAAAAACTCATTCACGATGTCACATCGTGGCTTGAGACTAGTGGAGGAGAGTTGGTATCAGCTGCACTTCGCTCTTCTATCCCCGGTTCTAATTTGGTCGAACTACCTTTGGGAGAAGACCATGCAGATATTAAAGCTCTCTTTGCGGAAGCAAATCCAAAGAGATTAGAGGGTGCTTATGAGCACCAGCAAGCGTCTCTGCCACCAACAGCCGAGGCTCCTAATAAGACCAAAGAAGAAACACCCGAGCCTGTTCCTAGTTCAAAACCCTCAAAGGGAAAGGAACTAAACGACGAACAGAAAGCTGCACTTAAAGCTGCTGGTTTGGATTTCTAGCGTAAACTGTTTAAGGACATGGGGACGCGCCTTCGCAAGGGGGCGCTTTTTTCTCATCTATAAAAAGTTATCGACGGTCTATGGCGTTTTACCACGTGCCGAGATTTATTTTTGGCCCTGTAGCTGATTCTAAATTATGCTCTGGCACAATCCTCCTTCCCGCAGACTTTAACGGGCAACTTCTAGAGCAAGTAAAAGAGTCTGGTTTGACAGACATTGTCACAAACACATTGGAGAACAATATACAAGATAAAGCCTGGTGGGAAACTCAGAGAGGGAAGATCGATTGGGTCATCGCTGTGACCCAAGGATTAAAAGAATACACTCCATGGATTATTGAATACGGTCTAGACATTGCGTCTCAAGGTGTTTGCATTCTCGATCGGATTACTTTCCTCGAGCCCGTACGGAACCGCGAAACGTTTCTTAAGTCAGCATCCTTAGCAAATCTAAAGATTTTAAGTCCTAGACCAGCATTCCGTGCGGACGGTAAACAACTAAAAGACTCAGTGACATCAGGGTGGTTCTTCTTCAAAAAACAAGAACAAAGATTTACAGGTACAGTTATCGATTACGAAGTAAGCTGGCTCCGCCCCAGGACTCCTACCAATGAGTGACCAACTGCAAAAAGCAATAGAGCAGCTTGTAGCTCTACAGAAAGAACAAATTCTAAAGCTTGAAAAAATAGCAACAGTTTTAATCAGCACACAATTGCTTACAGAATGCGTCGACCACCAAGGTGACGCACGGACAGGTGAAGACTGCGCAACAATCACCCTTGACGGTTTTTCTGCGGCGCTCTGTCTTATGAATGATTTGGACCAACGTAATCGAGATTACAAATATCAGGAGCAAGAGTTCTTTGTAGATGATGATGAGGACGCTGATGATAACGATGAAGACGACGAAGATGATAATGAAAAGAATACAGTCCTAAGTTCCTTCTAGACTTGTATAAGTTGGCATACACATCGTGACCCAAACACGGGTAACTTTAAATGGCTTAAGGCATTACGTCTGCAACGGCGTTCCTAAGCCACTCCCCTCCGTAACCTCAATTTTAAGTACGGCGCAGACAGAAAAAACACGTCAAAAATTAGTACACTGGAACTTGATGAACCCTGGTGTTGCCGACCAGGCAGCTGAAAGAGGTAACTGGGTTCACAGCAGTGTTGAAAATTATTTAAAAGGTCTGCGTGTCGTTCCCCCAGAAAAGTACAAATTATTCTGGGATGACTTACCGGAGCTTGTAGACAAACTCATGCACGGTGGTCGGGTACTATGGTCAGAAAAACCATTTAACCAACCTAAGTGGAGCAAATATGTTGGTGACGACGGGGTTGGGCGAATTCACTATTACGACCCAACCACGGGGCATGGTTACGCCGGTTGTTGTGATTTGATTTACATGAACGAAAACGCCGAAATAATTTTGGCTGACTTTAAAACCAGTAACGGACCCTACGCTGCAAAATTTCCAAAGAAAGACCAAGTAATGAGCGACCAAACTAGAAAGGCTCTGATTTCTGGTGTATTTAAAGTAAAGAAAACAAGACTGCAACTAGCTGCTTATAAAGCCGCAGCTGAAAGTTGTCTAGGCATTAAGATAAACAAAACCCAGATAATAGTGGCTACAGCAATAAAAGAATTTAGTACGCAGGTATTTACATTTGGCGCCGAAGAAATTGAAAGAGACGAAGAAAGTTGGTTTGAGGTTGTGAAGCAATATTACGAGATGCAAACTCCCACTGCATGATCGATCAGCGAAATACTAAGTCGCAAGTTTACATAGTTTCTTTCGGGTTAAAAACCCTTTTGCTATCAGACTAAGCTATCCAAGACACACCATGAAGTTCATCTGTTCTGTAAACGAAGAGGTCGCTAAGCACGTCCACCCTAAAACCGGCAAGATACCCATAGGTGGTAATTTTGCAGCTTTTAATCTCAACTGGGACGCAAAAGAATTATCGGCACCTGAGTTAGCTGCCGAGCTTGCTCAAGGATACGGACTATGCGCTTGGCATCTACTCGAAGGAAAGAGGCAGTCAGAAACAACTGGTGTCATAAGAGCGGGCATGATAATTGTCGACATAGATAATCAAGAAGATCGAAAAGACTCTGAGGGAAATAAAGTACAACGCCAGGAACTTACATTCGAAGAGGCACTTGAGTTAGATATCTGTAAAAAATATTTAACCTTAGCTTATTACTCACCGTCGACAACTCCAACATGGCCACGGTTTCGACTGGTGTTTGGCTTAGAGAAGCCAATAATCGATCCCGGCTTTTATAAGTTCTTCACCCAAAAGATTTACGCTCAGATTCCTGGCTCAGATATTCGGGCCACGACGGTACCTAATCTTTTCTATGGACCTCGCAAAGGGGAGAAAGTTTTTGAACTGTCAAGTAACTTCATTCCAGCGGCCAAACAAGACGAAGCCCATAAGATTTACTTGGCTCTACCAAAGGAAGAAGACATAAATGACAAAAGAGCAGAAGACATACTTAATGCACTTACCACCAACGAAGAAGGGGTTGATCTAAAAAAACTCGTAGCCAATACAGTTCGTTCTGTCCTTGACGGGGAAGCTGTAGAAGACCGAAGCTCAACCATGGCTGCTGTCTTTAAAGAGCTCATAGGTTGGAGCAATTGGTTAGAAGCACACCAGATACCTGTGTGCGTATCACCGTTGACGATAGCTCACCAAGCGTTCTATAATATCTATGCGTACCCTCACGACCTGGACGGTAAATTTGACCGAATTCTAAATTCAATACGCGACACAGCTGCGATCCAACCAGCTATCGCCTTAGCTTCTGATCTAGGCTCGTTAGCCGTTTGGAAAAAAATTAAGAATAACAATCCAAAAATCTATGAACAAACAGTCACACCAATCGTTCAAGAACAACTTAAACAGTTAAAGAAAGCACAAGTAAACGCTGTGCTCGATTTTTCTTCTTTCCTGCTAGAAGCGCCAATTGACTCAAAAGACACAGCAGAGCTCACAACAAACACACAACAAAATCAAATGAACGTTCCCTCTACACCCACACAGTTAATCAACCTACAGAACGCAGGCAACAGTCAAAACAGGCAGTTCTCAGAGAATGATGTTGCGGATATCATTGTTACGAATCAAGGCGACGATTTTCTATACGACAGTAGCCTTGACCAGTTTTACCATTACGACTTTGATTACGACCTGTGGTATCAACAAGACGAGCAACACATCAAGCGCCGGATTGTAAAAGCTCTAGATTCGTTTGTACTTGCAGGTGTACTACCTAAGTACACTTCGGCAACTATAAATAGTGTCTACTTAATTTTAAAAGCAAAGCTATTACGCTCCGATGACGGTGGCCGGAAAAGTATATGGAGTAAATCCAGAGGTCTTATTGCTTTTCAAAACGGAGTGCTTGATACTCGAACATTCGAGTTTCTTGAAGGTAAACACAAAAATTTATTCCTAAGGCACAAATTGCAGTACGCCTATAACGGCAAAGCTCAATGTCCAGAGTTTAAAGCTTGGTTACAGAGCTCACTAAACGCAGGTCAAGAGCTTCTAATACAAGCTTTTGCTAGAGCGATACTTACCGGATATACAGCAGGAGAACGCTTCTTGCACCTAGTGGGTCCAGGCGGCACGGGTAAGTCGACCATGCAGCAGATCATGGTGGCTCTAGCGGGTTTCCACGGCACTCACACTTCAAGCCTTGAGATCATTGAAACCAATAAATTTGAAACATATAACTTGATTAGTAAAAGATTGCTGTTGCTCACAGATGAAAGTAACTACAACAAGCGTATGGACATACTTAAAAAACTTACTTCAGCTTCGGATACACTACGTGCCGAACGTAAATACGGTAAAGAAATAATTAGCTTTAAACCTGAGTGTCTAGTTTGCATTGCTAGTAACGAACACATCACATCTAATGACTCAAGCAGTGGTCTTGAAAGAAGACGGTTAACGATACTGATGGACAAAGTAGTTCCTCCTAGCTCTAGAAAAGAACTGATAAGCGTTCACGATGATCGTATTGAGGGTACGTTTGAACCAGAAATGAGTGGCATTGTGACCTGGGCTCTATCCCTTCCTTACGATCAGATGAAAGACGTCCTAGCCAATCCGACTAAACATGTACCTTCACTAAACAAAACAAACATCGATGCTCTTTTATTTAACAATCAGTTTGTGTCCTGGCTAAATGACTGTTGTTTGTACGCTCCTAACACAACCACACCGGTTGGTCAGGGAGCTAGAAAACCTTCAGTAGACGAGTCTGAGAAAGGTATGTACGTCTCAAACTCATACGGTGCTCTCTATCCTAGCTATGCGAACTTTTGTAGAGCTTGTGGCTACAAGCCAGCAGCTAAGCACAGGTTTATAGAACGAACTCGGGAAGCATTAATCAATATTCTTAAGCTTGAGGGCATAGAGCTCACGTTAAAAGATGGAATACCATCAATGAAGGGCTTGCGTTTAAAGGGTTATGATCTAAAATCCGACCGGGCTTCAACAGGGCCTGATCGACTGCCCTCCCCGGTTGAGTTTGCTCAAGATCCAACCACTTCCATCTGGAACCTTGCTTTTCAAAAACATGACACGCCGCCAAAACTTTAATTTCACATTAGTAATAGTCGGAGCTTTAGGGATCGGTGCTTTAACTGCAGTCACAGCCCCAGCTAATCTTGGTGTGGCACTCGCTTTTGGTGGTGGTTTACTAGGAGGTGTCAGTGTTATGCGAGAGCGTACACGAGCTACCCGAGCTGAAAATGATATGTCACTTAAAGTAACTTCAACATTTACAGCTTTATATGAGATGAACGGTGGTTTAGTCGACCCCTTTCAACTTTCGTACTTAACAAACATAGAACCTGAACGAGCCTATTCCTTTCTTAAAGCTTTAGCTGAAAACACTGGGGGAACAACAATAGCAGCTAAAGACAAAGGCCACGTCGTTTTTGCGTTCCCTCATACAAAGAGCACTCTGGAAGAACTAACAACTAATGCACAGAACTGGGTGCAAGCACAAAACCAAGCACTGACAATTGAGTTGGAAAAATATAAGCAAGTTGTGAGTCTTATGCAAGCTCAACAAGCTCAGCAATCAACTGCGAATGCACTGAGGCAAGCAGAACCAATAGCAGAACCAGGGTCAAGGATCGATCCCTGGACTAGATAAAAATTAGTTAAACTCCCAGCCAGCTAAGCTAGAGTCTTCAACAGTTTTTAGAGCTGTACACACAATTGGTAGTTCTTTTTTAAGTACGGTTCCGATACTGCGGGCGATACTGCGATGCTCTAGCTGAGTATTCTCTTTACCTCTGAGACCTACATAGTGTATGAAGCTTCTAATCGTACCGCTTATGTGGAGACGGGTTGTCGTGTATTCAGGTAGTACATTTCGAGCACATTCTTTTGCGATTCCATGGTCTAACATCTCGTGATATAAATGTTTTAACTCACTGTCGATAGATTTAAGTTTATTCCAGAAATAATCTCTTACTTCGGGAGAGACTTCATCCGCACTACTCTGCCTATTATTTGGTGTTTGAAGTCTTAACTGAAATTCAAACTCATTTCCATCGCCCACGAGGACTTCACTCGGGTCAGAATATCTTTGAGATAATTCTTGAAAAGCAAAACTTCGATGTCTTAATATTTGAGGAGAGATAGCACGAGTCGTTAAAACCTCGAAAGAAGCCGACGCTTGTTCGAATACACTCCAATGCCCATGACGTACACAAAAACTTAAAAGTTTGACGAACTCCGCACGATCTGGATTTTTAGTTGATACTCTTGCATGTCGAGCAATTGTTTTCTCACATTCAGGAGTTATCCAATTAAGACTGGCCGAATGAAGCTTCACTAGCTACGGGGAAATGCTTGCTGATAACGCACCCTAGCAGTAATCTCAGAAGGATTCGAAACTAACTTCACGATATCCGCAGGACCAAGACCTAATTTCATTCCCGCCATCCGAACGGGTTCACCACCGTTAGTCATCATTATTTTTTAGCCGGAACTGTTTTCTGTAGTAACTGTAAAGGTAATGAATCTGGCATACGATACGTCTGTGGGTATGCAGCGTGTGTCGGGTCAGAAGCTTTTAAGAATGTTTGCT